CATTTTCTTGACTCCCTGACTGGTTAAACTTCCTATAATATAAATATACGCTAAGTATTATGAGTAAGTAAAGAAAAAAATGCACTAATTGTAATTTTTTTTTGCACTAGCTATACTGACCATACGCAGAAAGGCGGATTTTATGGCAAAAGTGATAGATTTCCCTAAGAGAGAGCTGGATATCAGGGTTACTCTGGAAGATGACGAGGAGCGCCTAGACAGCCTTGAAGACAGAGTTAACGCCCTAGCCGAGATTATGGATTTGAACATACAGGGGCTGTTCCACGTTGTTGATGCGGATGCTGAGGAAGTAATGATGACCTTGTTGCAATTATCCGCCATCTGGGCTGTGAGAGCCGGACTGCCGCCGGAGGAATATGAGGAACTGGTCAAAAGCACTAGGCTAGAGGTGATATACGATGCCCCCTAAAGCTCCCAAAGACCCCCGCCTTGCTAGAGCAGGGGTGTCCAAATACAATCAGTGCAAGCGCACCCCCAGCCATCCTACCAAGAGCCATATCGTTGTGGCAAAAGAGGGTGACAAGATTAAGACCATTCGCTTTGGTCAGCAGGGCGCAAAAACTGCTGGCGCTCCCAAGCAAGGTGAGAGCATGGCAAAGAAGAAACAGCGGAAGGCGTTTAAAGACCGCCACGCTAGGAATATTGCTAGGGGAAAAATGTCAGCGGCATACTGGGCTGACCGTTGTAAATGGTAGCCCTTTATAGCAAAACATAAATATGTTATTTTATCTCAGGAGATAATTATGGCTACTTATCAGAGTTCAAAAAGAAACAAGAAAAATAAAAAGCCTGCGCCAGACCGCAGTGTGTTTGGCACTTATGTAGCGCCTATTTTTTCTACTATCGGAAACCAGTTTACTGGCAGAGCCGCTTTGTTCGGCGTTGACAAAAGCAAAACCCAAAAGGGAAGGTATAGTAACTAATGGCAAACGGTAAAAACAAATCAGGCTCAGGCAAAACCAAAACAGGCAAATACTGTGGCGGCAAGTAAGCCAAAAGACCCTGCCCTTTGGGCTAGAGCAAAAGCGGCGGCAAAGCGTAAGTACAAGGTTTATCCCTCGGCTTACGCTAATGCTTATGCGGCTAAGTGGTATAAAGACAAGGGCGGCAAATGGGGCGGCTCAGATAATCGCGTAAGGAAAGCGTAATGCCTGCACAAGCTGGTCTAGGCAAATGGTTTGGTGAGAAGTGGGTTGACGTTAAGACGGGCGAGCCCTGCGGACGCAAGAAGGGTGATAAGCGGGACTATCCGGCTTGCCGCCCTAAAGCTGTTGCAAGCAAGATTAGCAAAAAGGAAGCGTCCAAGAAAACAGGGCGCAAACGTGTGAGTTGGTCAACAACAGCCAGTGGCAAGAAACGGAAGAAGGCATAATGGAACGTGGTCTGCTAGGTGATTTTCAGCCGCAAGGCGTGAGCTATGGTAACTCTTTGCTAGAAGAGCCAGCCCGTATGGACATGGACACTAGCTTTCGCAATTTAGCTGGTTCTTTCAGAAATGTAATTATTGACCCCGTTCTTGGCACTTTGTCTGATGCAGGCGATGTTATGGGCGATATCATGGGAAACCGCCCGATACCCATGAGCCGTATGCAAGACGTGGCGCAAAGAGCCGCGATGGATTTGACAGGCACTGGCATGGTTGCTGGACTGCCAACCCGCATGGCGGCGGCAGAGGCTGGTCAAGCTATGCTTGGCGCTGGTGGTGGCAAGTTAACAAGAAAAGATATTGACCCGTTGTTTTTCGGTAATGTTACGGCTGATGTTCCCTTGTCTCAGATGAATGTTGACATTGAGCCGATTGGCCTTCTTGGGCAAAGAATGACCATCAAGCCAGAAGATTTACAAAACAAAATATTGCTTTTTGGAGCTGGTGATAGAACAGGAACTGGCCTTCTTAGGGGCATTGATGACGTTAAATTTGACGAGCCTCTGTTGATGTTGGGAGGAAGAGATTATCAGCTTGCTACTCCGTATGCGTGGGCTTCTGGTGAGGGTATCGTTACGAGCCTATTGAACAGGGCAAAACAAGCTCAAGAGGCCACTGGGATTGATGACGTTATTTTGGCTCATTCCACTATGGGGCGCTCGGCGGTAGATTTTTCAGAAATGGGTTCTAGTGCGTTAGCGGAAATGCTAAAAAACGCAAAAATACCAAAACAGGCCGCTAAAGAGTTTGACGATGAGTACAGAAATTTTTTATTAAGCAAAGCAGATAAAGCAAAGGGCAAAAACAGAGAGGACGTGCAAAAGCAGTACAAAAAATTGGCAAGTGATTATGTTGGAGTAAACTCACCAAAATTGAGAACTTACTTAGCAAATTTGCCCTCTGGTGTGTTAAGAGATGCTTTTGCCAAAATGATGGACACAAAGAAATACAAAGATTTGGGCTTTCCAGCCGTTAGCAAGTCTAGATTTGCTTTGACTGAGCCAGCCCAGATTGAAGTGCCTACGTTTCAAACGGGTATGTCGTTTCAGCCGATTGATGTTGCGCGGGGTTCAATCGCTAACCCAGATATTCCTCATGCTAGTTACAGTAACGCTATTGCAAAATTAGATGAGCAAATGCCAATGCAGTTTGAGCGTCCAATATCAAGCCATAAAGTTTATAGAGATTTTGAGAAAAAACTTGAGGCAGAAGGAAAAACACTCAGCGCCTCTGGCAAGCCATTGCAATCTTCAGCCATACAGCCTAGCTACCGCTCTACTGCACCATATCAGGTTGTTGACCAAGAACTGGTGGATAGAATGTCTTTGTTGCTGGAGGGTATGTCCGGCGATGATTTAATGAAAGCTGGAATTTATTAAAGGAAAGTAAAATGAATTTATGTGAACATTGTCCGTACCCTCACAGGTGCAAACCGCAACAGCGGTGCATAGCCTATAAAAAGAACGGCGTATCTGTTACATTACCAGAGCCAGTGTCTCATCCTGTGATTACCAGCAGTGGTATCGGCATGACAGGCAAGGTTAAATTAAAGAAAAAGAAGGCGGCTAAGAAATGAACTACGGCAAGAAACCCAAAAAGATGGTAAAGATTGCGACCCCCATACCGCGCCCTAAAGCTGGCGATGTAAATGAGTCTCAAACAAAGTCTCCTTATACCGTGAAGAACGGTAAAATGGTGTTTACAGGGCAGTTTGCTAGCGATAAGTGATGCAAGTAGTTCGGGTAATGAGAAGGCCACGCCTGCCCCGTGTTCGGCAAGTAGAAGAGGTGGCAGAAACATACGAGAGATGCTCTGGTTGTGTCTCTCGAAAGATGTGTGACGCGCAGACTAAGTGCCTGCATGGCGCAAAGGCAAAGCCAAAAGGAAAGAAAAATGCCAGAGCAAATGGACGAGTATCAGCTAAATAGCATCGTTTCGTCTGAGATACGCGACAGCCTGAACCACTTTGACCAAGAGTTCAGTCAAGAGCGTATTCGCGCTATGGATTTCTATCTTGGCGAACCAATGGGCAATGAAGTCGAGGGGCGCTCCCAAGTTGTCAGCACGGAAGTGTCAGACACTATTGAGGCTATCATGCCCAACCTCATGCGCGTATTTACAGCTAACGATAAGTATGTGCGCTTTAATGCCAGAACTGCCGAAGATACAGAACGCGCTGAACAGATTTCCGACTATGTAAACTATGTAATTAACCACGACAACTCCGGCTATAAAATTCTTTACAACTGGTTCAAGGACGCTCTGATGTTCCGGCTGGGTGTCGTGAAGTATTACTATGACGAGCAAGAGGATGTTCGTGAGGAGGAATACGAAAACCTGAACGAGACTGAGCTAGCCGCCCTTCTTAGCAACCCCGATATGGAAGTTATCGGCGTTATTGAGGAAGAGGCAGGCGCATACGCTGAGGACGAACAAACTGGCGAAATGATGCCAATGGATATGTCCTACAGCCTCAAGGTTCGGGTAAAGGAAAGCAAGGGCAAGATACGCATTGAGAACGTACCGCCCGAAGAGTTTTTGGTGAACCGCAGAGCCACCTCTCTTGAAGAGGCGCATTTCGTGGCACACCGCACCGTTATGACTGTTAGCGATTTAGTGGCTATGGGTTATGACAAGGATGTGGTGGAAAAATATGCAGGTTCTTATAGCCTTGATGTTGATGAGGAGCGCTCCAACCGCTTCCAAGACTTAGAGGCAACTACTGGCATAGATGCCGCTGACCCTGCACTGGCAGAGGTCATTTATTACGAGTGCGTGATGAAGGTGGATTATGACGGCGATGGCATTGCAGAGCTTCGCCGGATTTGTGCTATTGGTGAGGGTGCGGATGAGATACTGCACAATGAGCCATTCGACCATGTGCCATTTGCTGTAGTTACCCCGATTATGATGCCTCACCGCCTTATCGGCAGGTCAATTTATGACATGACCGAGGATTTGCAGGTTATCAAGTCTACCCTGCTCCGGCAGTATCTGGACAGCGTATATACCAGCACCCTACCCAGAATGGGCATTGTCGAGGGGCAGGTAAATATTGATGACGTACTGGACGGCACTGCTGGCGGGATTATCCGTATGCGTCAGCAGGGCATGGTTCAGCCCATTACTGGCACACCCGTAGGCGGTGAAGTCCGGCCTCTGATGGACTACATCGACAATTTGAAGGAACAGCGAACTGGGATGAGCAAGGCTTCGCAAGGTCTGGATGCCAACGCCCTTCAAAGCACGACATCCTCAGCTATCAGCGCGACAGTTCGCGGCGCTCAGGTAAAGCTGGAGAGCTATGCACGGACTATGGCTGAAACTGGTGTCAAAGATTTGTTCCGAGGCATCTTGCATTTGGTGACTAAGTATGACCAGAAACCGCGTATTATTCGCCTTCGCAATAACTTTGTGCCGATTGACCCTAGAGAGTGGCATAGCGAGTTTGACGTTGTGGTGCAGGTTGGCTTGGGTACGGCTGATGACGAGCAAAAGATTGCGTTCCTTACGCAGATTGCTGGCAAGCAAGAACAAATCCTAATGCAGTTAGGCGCAAACAATCCTGTGGTGACTATGGCGCAATATGTGAATACATTGCGTAGCATTGCAGAGATTGGCGGGTTTAAGGATGCTGACCAGTTCTTTAATAGCCCAGAGCAAATTGCTATGATGGAACAGCAGATGGCTCAACAGCCTCAGCAACAAGACCAGTCAGCGCAGGCTGAGTTGCAAGCTGACATAGCCCTGAAGCGTGAGCGCATGATGATGGAAATAGAGCTAGAGCGCGAGAAAATGCAGATGGAGCTAGAGCTTCGCAGACAAGAATTAGCGGCAGAGGCAGAGCTAAGACAGCTAAAAGCCTACACTGACGCAGAGATATCAACCAACCTACCGAGAGGGTAAAGAGATGGGCAGACGGGATTATGAAGGCGCTCCTATGGAGGGAGTTACTGGCGATGTAGCTGGTAGCACCACATCTGATGTAGGTTCAAGCCAAAGTCTTGGGCAGATGGCAAGTGGGCAATCTTTTTCTGGCGCTGACCTTTATGGTGGTGGGGAAGCAGAGCAACAGATAAGACAGGCAGTCTCTGATGTAAGACAGCAATATATGAACAGGCCAGAACAAATGCAAAACATGGGTTTTGGCAATTTTTCTGACTTAGCCAGCAGAGGTGGTGCGTATAATTTTGCCACTCCTTTTAGCTTAGAGGGTTTACTGGGCGGACAATATAGTTTTTCGGATTTAGCCAAGCAATCTTTTAAACAACACCCAATAGCAAAAGCATTTAGTTTTATAGGCCAGAATGCTTCTCGTCAGTTGATGCAAGGTTTAGAAAAAGGCTACATACCGCAATACAACAAGACGGGGCAGGTTGTTGCCACAATAAACCCAGAAACAGGGCAGTATGGCGCTGGCAGTGTTTTGTCTCGTATTGACCCCGACAACCCAGCTAACACTGCTCCACCACCTATGGACTTTGGCGATGATGATGGCTTTGTAGCCCCAGAGGCAACAGCAGTTGCGGCGGCACAGCCAGAGGCAGACCCAAGGCAGTCTATGATAGACCAAGGCTACCGCTATCCGGCTGGCGGCATTTACCCGACAGAAGGTCAATATATGCGGCAGGGTTTGCTAGATTTAGCCCCGCAGGTTTATGGCGGTTTGCTAGCTGGTTATGACCCAACACAGTTCGGGGCAATGAATGTAGGCTTTAGACAGCCGACAGATGTTGGCCTGTATGATGACCCATACGATTTGACAGGATACAGCTTAATATGAACGAAGGTAAAGTCAGGGGAAGCATGGAGCGCGGCGAAAAAGCGGCGGCGTTATTACGAAATGAATTATTGCAAGAGGCATTTAGCCAACTTGAAACAGATTTTATACAGGCGTGGAAGGCGAGTTCTGTGGAAGATTCACAAAACCGTGAACGGCTGTATATGTTATGCCAGAACTTGTCAGCACTCAGAGGATATCTCGAAGGGGTGGTCACGGATGGCAAACTGGCTAAAGCGCAACTAGATGAGTTGCAAAACCGCGTAAAATTTGAGAAAAGGTAATTAGTTATGTCCAACAACTCGCAAGAGACTGGAAGTTTATCAATTAACGAAGCAATGAACAGCCTATTAGCAACACCCCCTGAAGAGGACAAGGTAAGTGATGGGCGGCTAGGAGAAGAGGCGGAAGCCGAAACTCCGACACTGGAAGCAGAGGCCGAGACAGAGGAAGCCGAAGAGGTTGAATATGTCGAGGATGATGAAGATGGTGAGTATGATACTGACGAGGTAGAAGAAGAGGAAGAGGTTGAGCAACCTGATATTTACACTGTCAAAGTAGACGGTGATGAGTATGAGGTCACGCAAGACGAGCTTCTGAACGGATACCAGCGCCAGCAGGCATACACCAAGCGTAGTCAAGAACTTGCAGAGCAACGAAAAGCGTTTGAAGCTGAAGCGCAACAAGTGGCTCAGATGAGGGATACCTACGCACAGCAACTTGAACAGTTGTCTCAGTATAACCAGCAGATACTCGGCGATGCCGAACCTGACTGGGATGCTTTAGCGAAAGAGTATTCGGCTGAGGAGTTGTTCCTGTACAAGACAAAGCTTGACCAGCAAAAAGAACAGGCTCGTCAGGTGGAGGCAGAGAGACAGGTAATTGCTCAACAGCAGGCTCAGGAGCAACAGGTTCAGATGCAACAGCATCTGGCTGTACAGAGGGAGCAAATGCTTGACCGCATCCCTCAGTGGCGTGATGAGAATGTTCGCACAAGTGAGCGTGAACAGGTCATCAAATACGCTCAACAGAGTGTAGGATTTTCGCCGCAAGAGATAGCAAATGCGTCTGACGCACGGGCTATCGAATTGCTTTATAAGGCGTGGCAATGGGATAATCTTCAGTCGAAGAAACCCGCCGCGAAGAAGAAAGCAAGCAAAGCTCCGAAGATGGCTAAGGCTGGACAACCTAAGACAAAGGCTCAAGTAGCAAGTCGTCAAAAACAGAAGTCTCTAAAGAGGCTCAATAATGAGCGCTCTGTAGATGCCGCTGTTAATTACTTAATGGGTAACTAGCTAATAGAAGGAACTTAAAAAATGGCTACACATACCACTCAAACCGCAGTCGGTGAGCGCGAAGACCTCGCCGATGTGATTTACCGCATCGACCCAGACGAAACACCAATCTTTTCTGCCCTGAAGAAAGAAACCTCAAACGGTATCTTTACTGAGTGGCAGGTACAGGAACTGGCGGCGGCTTCCGCAACCAACTACGTCAATGAAGGAGCAAATGCTACATTTGCAACTCCAACAGCGACTGCTAGGTTCGGTAACTACCATCAGATAAGCGTAAAAGACGCGGCTGTATCTGGGACACTAGAATCCGTTGATAAAGCCGGACGTGACCGTGAAATGGCTTACCAGCGCGTTTTAAAATCTTTGGAACTGCGTAGAGACATCGAAAAAGCAATCGGTGACACAGACGTAGCCCGTGACGCATCAGACCCGCGTAAGTCAGCATCACTTTCATGCTGGATGACAAACGGTTCAGTCGGTGCAGGCTCTGGTGCTTTCGCAACAGGCGATGGCACAGACACCATCACTGCGGGTACTGCCCGTGCGCTTACACTTGCTCTTATTGAAGATGGGATGCAAGACGCATGGTCAGACGGCGGAAACCCAAAGATGCTAATTGCATCTGCGACTAACCGTGCAAACTTCTCAGACCTGTCAGCATCTGGCAATCTGGTAAGCAACGATGTCAACATGACTGCGGCTAAGGCAACAACCTATGTAGGTTCAACTTCTGTTTTCCTAACAGACTTTGGCACACTAGATGTTGCTCCATCACGCTTCATGGGCAATGACCGCGTTTTCCTAATTGACCCAGACTTTGCATCACTATGCACACTGTCAGGCCGTAACTTCGCTGAGAACGAAATCGCGGCAACAGGTGACGCAGAAAAGATGCAGTTGATTACTGAGTGGTCACTGAAAGTGCAAGCACCAAAGGCACACGCTGGAATCTTCGACCTAAACGGTTCGTAAGCTAGCTAATAAAAGAGGGGGGCGGGTGACTGCCCCTCTCACCTTTCAGGAGGAACTATGGACAGAATATTAAAGACAGACCCGCTTACTGGCACTCAGGTCAAAATGAAGCAGGGCAGGCATGGCGGTACTGTTGTTGAACAGAGCCAGACGTTTGACAATCTTTTGAAGATTAACAAGCACATGGCTGACGATTGGCGCTATGGGCAGATGACAGGCACACAGAGGCACATGAGCCATGTGGCGGAAATACCAAATGTGTTGTATAATGAGCTTGTGCAGAAGTTCGGTAAGCCTGCTGATAATCCGAAGGCTTGGAAGCAGTGGCTGAACAATAACGAAAACAGAGTATTCAGAACAGGCGGCGGTCACTTATGAGTATTGCAAATTACGCGGAACTTAAAACAGCCGTTGCCAATTTCATGGCTCGGTCTGACTTAACCAGCCAAATACCTGATTTTATCACAATGGCTGAATCACGCATGAGCCGTGAGCTAGAGACACGCGAACAGGAAAAGCGTTCTCAGGCCACGCTGGTTGCTGGCGATGAGTACATCTTATTGCCTAATGATTTCCGCGAAGTCCGTGAAGTAAAGATAAACGCATCACCGACACGGGTGCTTACATATTATAGCCCGTCTGCTTTGGATAGTATGTATTCCTCAAACGGAGAGGGTATGCCGGAGGGTTACAGTATTGTCGGACTGGAACTGAAAATGCGACCTATACCAGATGCGGCCTATACTCAGGAAATTGTTTATATTGGCTCACTGCCAAACATCAGCAATACCACTACACCAATACTGTTTACCAGAAGCCCAGATTTGTATCTGTACGGTGCGCTGGCGGAAGGTTACGCCTACCTTTTGGACGAGGCAAGAGCCGCACAGTATGACCAGAAATTCACCCGCATTCTTGAAGAGATAAAGGTGGACGAACAGAGAAGTCATTACGGTACAGGTTCTCTGCAAATTAAATCAGCCTATTCACAAGCAAACGCACAAGCGGAGAGATAATCATGTCAGCTATGAGTGACTATTTAGAGAATGAAGTTCTCGACCACATTTTAGGCACTGGTGCTTACACCATGCCGACAACAGTTTACGTTGGCCTGTCCACGGGTTCATTTAACGATGACAACTCCGGCACAGAGCTTTCCGGCTCAGGGTACGCCCGTCAGAGCATTGCCTTTAATGCGGCAAGTAGCGGCACAGCAGATAATAGCGGTGCGGTAGACTTTCCAGCGGCAACAGGCTCATGGGGTACTGTTAGCCACTTCGGTTTATTTGATGCCAGCACAAGCGGCAATCTGCTTATTCACGGCGCACTGACTGCAAGCAAGGCAGTAGCAACGGGTGACATCCTTCGTATTGCCGCTGGCGATATGGACATCACAGCCGCATAGGGCAGGCAATGGCAAAGGTTGACCAGTTAGATGCTTGGGGTACAGTTGATAGTCTAAATGCCTATGGCACTGTAGACGATTTAAACAACCTCGTAATGCACGAAGCCGCCTCTTCAGTGAGTGCGGCTTTAACTGCATCTGCGTCCCTGACGGTTGACACCCTGCACTCAGCGCAGGCTTCTGTGTCGGTTGCGGCTACCGCTACATCCGCGTCTGGCAAAATTATGGAGATTGCGGCATCTGTGACGGCTGTTAATACGGCTGTTGCTTTGTTTGCCAAGGTCAAGCCGTTTGAGGCGCTGGTTAACATTGCGAATACCGCCACTGCCACGCCTACGATATTTAGGCAGGTAGAGGCAACCGCCCCTGCGGCGATTACAGGCGCACTGAGCGTCAACGCTACATTCGCTGGTGCATCTGCCGTAACGGCGGCAGTAACTACCTCAGCGCCGTTTACAGCGCAGTACAAGGCGCAGATGTCAGCGCTGGTAGCAATAACGCCGACTGTTGCCATGAAGGTGATTGGTGACGATTGGACACCAGTACCTATAGGCACAGAAATATGGACGGATGTGCCTTTAGGCTCTGAGGTCTGGACTGACCAATCAGTTACCACTGGAACATGGGTGAACGTATGATACCTTTCGGCGAATGGATGCCTGACCAACCAGACCACATGAATCAAGGCTTAATTACAGCCACCAACGTAATACCTGCGGCTGGTGGGTATCGTGCTATGAAAGGCACTGTCGCTATCAGCAACTCGGCTGACGATAGAATCCGTGGCATTTTTTCAGTAAAAGATGATGATGGGGATGTAACTTTATTTGCTGGCGATGCTGGCAAGCTGTACACCTTCAACACAGGAACAAGCAATTTAGATGATGTCAGCAAAGCTGGCGGATATTCTTTAACTGGCGCAGAGCGCTGGCGGTTTGTTCAGTTCGGAGACATAGCCATAGCCGCTGGCGGTGTCGGCGAGACATTGCAATATTGGGATGTAAACTCATCATCAGCGTGGGCGGATGTTTCCGGCGCTCCGAAAGCTGACTTTCTTGCTGTGGTACGGGATTTCGTATGGACGGCTAATATAGACGAAGGCTCAGGCCGAAAGCCTATGCGGGTAAAGTGGTCAGGCTTCAGCAATTACACTAGCTGGACTGCTGGCACAGACCAGTCTGATTTTCAGGACTTGCCTGATGCCGGACAGATTACTGGCTTGGTTGGCGGTGAATATGCCACCATTCTTTGCGAAAAAGCTATCTTCCGCGCAACTTATACTGGCCTGCCTCTGGTGTTTCAGTT